AGGAGACCCATGGCAACGATTAAATCATATGTGAAAAAAGCGGAAGACTGCATCATCGGCAACGACGAGATTGCACGAGCCATGTCAGATTCCAGGGACCGCGGCGAGCCCAAGCACTCAAAGCGACCGATCCGAATGCCACTCGGCCACGATCCGGCAAAAGAAGAGCAGCGGGCAGATTATCGGGACGACCTGACCATGGATGAGCTTCGAGAAAACGACATTGAAATGACCAAGGATGCGATCAGGAACGCAAAGAGATATGTGTTCCGAACCCCACGCCAGGCCCAGGCGTTTGTGGGTCAATGTGTACAAATGACATTGAACCATTGCGGTTTGATGATCCTCGAAGGGATGCCGGCCGAATTGGTGCAGCGGAAAATGGATGAGAACAAGGTTCAGGTCGAGAACAGGACGAAGGATCCCCATGGTGGATCAGGTCCGTTTTACAAGGGTGGTGATTCATGGAAGAACGGGCTTTACATTTACAAAAAAGGCGAACTTGTGGCTTTCGTGTCGGCGCCCATGATCGAAAACGACAACCCCTTCGCATTAAATAAAGCGGACGTGGCCAAGCTTGAAGCGTTTGATAGGGTTATGGTCGACGGCAAGGGCGCCGGGCTATCGAAGGCAATTAAGGGGACCATTGAAACAACTCCGGCCCGGGGGCTTCCGTTCGTCATCACAAACGCAAAGATATCAACAAAGGGGTTTAGATAAATGCTTGAAGTTCCTAAAGACCTGCAACCGGCGATTCTTTTGACAAGCGCGGCTATCGGCTTAAAGGATGGACCTTTCGTCGAATGGCTCATGGATAACCTGGACAGCCTGGATATAGACAACAGAACCGAAACAAATATGATAATTTTAACCCAGCGGCAAGGCGCCGCTCAAGCCATATCGCAAATAATAGACTTGATAAACAACTCAAGGATCGAGCGTGGGCGTCTCGAGGGCCTGCGGTCGAAACAATGAAAAAGACGGAGGAACAAACGATGAATGATTTCAAAAGAAAAAGTATCAGATTCACAGTCGCAATCTTTTTGACGCTTCTGATAGGGCTTGCGCCGACCGTATGGGCTGAAGATTTTCAACGACTTTCGGTATCCGAGCTGGTTGTAACCAAATCGGCCAGGATCGATGGATTGCTCCAGGCGGTTGCAAATACGACCGGGAACGTATGGTACGTTCATTCGGGAACCGGTGTTAACGGAATTGGGGCGGCCGGGAAATCAAAAACTTTGCCCTTTGCCACGCTCGATTTCGCCATCAACCAGGCATCGGCCGACAATAACGATTATATCATTGTCATGGCTGGGCACGCCGAAACCTGCTCTGCTGCCGATTGTTGGGACTTGGACAAGGCCGGGATTACCATTATTGGCCTAGGCGAAGGAGCGTCCGCACCGACGTTTACATACACGGGCACTGCGGCAACCGCCGCGATCGGCGCGGCAAATTATGCCATTTACAATCTAAGGTTTATACCAGGAATTTCAGCAATTGTTGCAGGAATTATGGTTGAAGCCGGGGCTGACAATGGCGTCCTCTCTGATCTATCAACCGCTGAAGCTACGACATACACCGAGTATGAATTTGTGGACTTTATCGATATCGCAGCACTGGCGGACGGAGTGACTGTCCAGAATTGCACATATTTCAGTGCGGATGCCACCGGCGCCGCAAACTGGATTGATGCCTCAAACGGTGTAAATAAAAATCTGCAGATCCTGAACAATTACGTTTATGGAGAATTCAGTTCGGCTGTGATATATTCTAACGATGCTGATCAAGAAGTCAGGATTGAAGGTGGAACCTATACCAACCTCACTACCGGAGTTCACGTCATCGAATTTTCCGCCGCCGCGACTGGTTTTATCAAAGATGTCCTTGTTAGGAATGACACCCAGGGAACGGCGGTCGATCCGGGATCTATGACCATGAGCAATGTGCTTTGGGACGATGATTCCACGGCTAACACGGTGGCGATTCCGGTTGTCATAGCCTCCGCCGGATCTGGGAGTATCGGAGCTATCAATGACATGACTACCGATAGCCTGCACGGTAAAATTGGTACTGACACAGAAATGGGCGATGTTTCGCTGTATGATCAATACGTTGTTTTAACGGCTATGGCAGGCACGATTAATCTTACCGAGACCAGCTCCTTGCATGGGAAAATTGGCACTGACACAGAAATGGCGGATGCCTCACTGTACGACATGTGGGTGCTTGATCAAGCAGACCTCGATGCCATCATTGTTGATACGACCGCCTTACGGGCTGTTGCCGGGACCATTGATCTGACCGAAACCAGTTCACTGCATGGAAAAATCGGTACTGACACAGAAATGGGCGATGTTTCGCTGTATGATATGTGGGTCCTCGACCAAGCCGATCTTGATGCGATTATCGTTGACACTACCGCGCTTGTGGCCACTGCTGGTACGGTCAACCTGACCGAGACTAGTTCTCTCCACGGTAAAATCGGGACAGACACCGAGATGGCTGATTCGTCCCTGTCCGATGTATTATGGGCCACGGGCGGAATTGCAGCATTTCCTGCCTCTGGTCTACCCGCAAACGGCATTTCCATCGCTGAAGTCTTGAGGGAAATGTACGACCAGGCCGAGAAGTCCGTAAGTGGATCAACCGCTGTAATGGTCAACGGCGATACGATATTTACCATCGCTGGCGGGCCGATCGAGATCATGAACCTTATGTCAGTCTGTATTACGAGCAATGGTGCAAACTCGTCAACCTTGCAATACAGCATCGATCCTACTGTTGGCGGTGCGATTACAGCATCAGGCGCGTCTGCCGATTTGACCGGAACCGTTGCCGGAGGCGCCGTTATTATCAACATGACAGCCCTGAACACAGCCCCGGATTTGTCGGTTGTTGCGGTCGCATTAGGCCCCGTGCAAACGAGAAGGATTGTTGCCAACGAGGGAGTTATTAAGCTTGTTATCGGGACGGGTTCAACCACTGGTACGTGGAAGCATTACCTGCGTTATCGTCCTCTCGGAAGGGGTGTAGTAGTCACAGGCACCTAAGATTTGGCACCATGGGGTGCGTTTTCTAACCTCCTTTTACATGCCCGGGGGCTGCGCGGTGGGCGCGGCCTCCGGGTGAAGGGTTGAAACATGAACGAACCGACCACTAAGGACATAATTAAAGCCATTTTGCGGGGATTAAAGCAGATGGCTGAGGCATTGGAGGAATTATTAAAATATAAACCCTAAAATAATATACCGGATCGCCGACGCGCCGCAAGGCCCCTCGGCGATCTAAGCCGAACGCGCTTTACCTAAAGCCCCTTTGGAGTCAGAACTTGCAAAACTGATTCCAGGCGGGCTTTTTTTATACCGCCGACCGAACACCCGGAAGGACTCGACGGCAAAACACCAAACGGGAACACCGAAAGGCTCCCAGGGAGGCAAGAATGAACATGATAGTAAGTGAAATGGAACCTACGCCCGATGATTTCAAGGCGAGAGTTCCAGAACAGGTCCAGGCTGCGGCAGATGCAGCGGATAAGGCACTTGCAGCAATGGCAGCCGCTGAAAAAGGCGATAAATTGCCTGCTCCAAATGTCGATCCGAATGCGGTGCCGCAAGAACCGGGCCTAAAGAAACCGGAAGACGCGTCGGCCGGGGATACAATCGAGTCGTTGACCCATAAGCTGTCCGTGCTCCAGGGAAAGTATGACGCCGAAATCAAGGCGCTTGGCGAAGATCCGCAGCTTCTCAATACCTTAAAGGCTGAGAATCGGCGACTTTCCAGGCAGAACAACGAGTATTCGAGAATTGTCAGCGACCAGCAAGACCAGCTGGCCAGGGTGAAAGCACCTCCAGCCCCCGCCGCCTCCGGTACGGGAAAGACCGGAGATGGGATTGAATCTTCATTGACGGAAGAAGAGCTTGAATATCTTGCAGCTCAGGGAATTGAAGGCGAAACGCTTGATATTTTCAATAAGCTCATCGACTCACGCGCGGACGCGATAACCCAAACGCGATATGGCGAAGTGTCCAGCAAGGTCGATTCCGTTGTCCAAACCCAGGCGGTTTCACGAAACGAACGGTTTTTTATCGATTTATCCAAAGCGGTCCCGAACTGGAGAACAATTAACGGCTCCGAAACCGCACCAAATGAAGCATGGCTTTCGTGGCTTGACCTTCGCGCTCCTTATCAGAATCGATCGAGGGCGGAGGTCCTCCATGAGGCGCAAGCAGGGTTCGACGTGGAAACCTGTGTGGATATTTTCAATGATTTTATTCGTGAAAATCCCACATCGGCCGCTGGCAGTCCACATACTCCATTACCAAAACCAAACCCGGCCGATTTGCTGGAACCGGATGCGGCAAGCTCAACAGGGGCACCGCCTCCGGGTGAACCAGCATTCACAATGGCCGAGTATGAACGTCATCACGCGGAATTTACAAAAGGACATTGGAAGGGCCGAGAAGACGAATGGCAGAGAAAAACTGCTATTTTCGACAAGGCCTACAAAGAAGGAAGAATTCATTAACGTCCAGGTCTGACGAGCGATAGCGGGGAGGCCCGACAGTCTCCCCGGCCTGGAAAGTACCGTGTCGGCGGGAAAAGCCATACGAAAGGAAAATATATCATGGCTTATCCAGTAGCAGCAGGTGTCGTAAGCGCAAGCGGAACATATACGCCTAACCTATAATTTGGGCGTGAAAAACCGTTTCTAAATAACTGGGACCTTTCAGGAACCAGAGGGAACAGCTAAAAAACAACTACGCAGTTCAAGGAGAACCTTATGAAGCGTTTAAGTTGGAAATACATGGCGGGAATTGTGGACGGAGAGGGATGTATTGATTCGCCACTTTTTAGAGACAAAAGGAAAATGAACAATCCATTATACATAAGGCCGAGAATAAGAATTACCATGTCGGCCCCTGGGATGAGCGTCCTTGAATCTATGAAGGTTAACTTCGGCGGATCATTATTGCCTAGACACACCGATAATCCATGCTGGCAGGATTCAGCTACATGGTCATTAGAGGGCGTCAAACTACGTCCATTTTTGCAAAATTTAGCCAAGCACCTGATAATAAAAAAACAACAGGCTCTTTTGGCTATATGGATACAGGATCATCTGAGAAAGAAGGGTATGCAGTTTTCGGAAGAACCGAAAAGGTGCGCCTGCGAAGAGATGAAAGCCATGAAAACTGACCCGCAACGACTAAACGAAACGGCAATCCACAAGATTACTTCTTGCGAGGGATATCATTTTTGGTCGTCTGCGCATGATGCGTGTATTAATTGCGGACGAATAGACATTCTTCACGAAGGAAAAGGTTTTTGCCAAAAGTGTTATCGTTCTGGCAAAACATTGGATTGATGCGATAGTCTGGCTGCTCTTGATTAGAGCAGTAGGAAATTTGGAGCGCGAAGATGCTGATAAAGTTCTACACCGCGACCGTTTTTGGCGGGATCTGCAACACCGATTACGAAGGTGAGATAAAACGTAGTGGCGACACGGTGCATATCCGGACAATCGCCGATATCACCATCCGGGATTATACCATCGGCCAGAAGCTGAACAGGGAACGTCCCGCAACCGCCAAGATCAGTCTGTTGATTGATCAGGGCAAGTATTACAGCGTATCGGTCAATGACGTTGAGAAACTTCAAAGCGATCTGAATTACGTTGAGAAGTGGACCAACGACGCAGGGCGGCAGATGGCAATCTCAATAGACTCGGATGTCCTTGCCGGCGTTTTCGCCTTAGCAAGCACGAGCAACCTGGGGAATACCGCGGGTTTTCGGTCGTCATCCTTTCAGTTGGGTGAAACCGGAACCCCCATTGTCGTCGACAAGGACAATATCACCGATTATATCGTTGATATGGGCACCGTCCTCGATGAATATGATGTTCCCGATGACGGAAGGCGATGGATCGTGTTTCCTCCGGCATTCTTCGGCCTGATAAAAAAGGGGACCTTGAAGGCCGCGAATATTGCAGGTGACGCAACCTCCATCATGCGCCACGGCCGGGTCGGCATGATCGATCGGTTTGAAATCTATCGGTCCAACCAACTCGCTGTGTCATCTGACGGCGGGCAGACCATCACCAATTCAATCTTCGGGCACCCGACGGCGATCACGTTTGCCAGCCAGTTGACCGAAAACAGGTACATCGACAACCCGGACGATTTCGGGAAGCTGATGGAAGGTTTGCAGGTCTTCGGTTTCAAGGTAATAAAGGACCAGGGCTTGGGGTGGTTTTACGCAAGAAAGTAAGTATGGCGATTTAAATATGTTCGTTGCTCACTTACTTTAAAATTAACATTGAAAGGAGATCGTTATGCCTACGTATGATTACACCGGGGATGGGGACGGCTCCATCCAGAGTGAGGCTTACCGAAATGGTAAGTTTCTGGCAAAAGTTAAACTAAAGGTTGCCGACATCATCGCCTCGGATACAACCCTTACCACAAATGGCCAGATTGCGATCAATGACATCGTTCAATTCATTGACATGCCGGCCGGATCGGTTTTTACCGATTTTGCAATGAAAACGGTTACAACCGGAACCGCTGCGCTTACCGCGGACTTCGGGCTTGCCGGAGGTACTCAGATTGGAGCTGCCTTTGATATGGCCCAGGCCGCCGACAAGATCGACCTTATGGCATTCAACGCCACGTGGGGAAAAGGAGCTTTGATGGGCTACGATTTCGAGACGGCCGATACCATCGATGTTCAATTCCTCATAGCCGCCGCGATTATCGGGGAATGGCACGTTTATATCGGTGGGTATTTTCTGTATTAAACCTATAACCTAACGACCACAGCCTGAAGGCGCGGGTATTGTGCCCGTGCCTTCGGGTTGAAATTATATTTTATACCAAAGGGAGGCTTACAAGATGGCTGACGAGTATCTCAGAAAAACCGATACTGGTGTCATATTTATTCGATCGGATAAATTGGCGAAAAGAAACGACATGGTTCCCTGCGACAAAAATGGACGTCGATTGTATCCCGAAGGCG